ACTTCTTATTGGAGATGGTACAGGAGATCCAACAGTAGGAACACTAACAGGAACTTCCCCTATTGGAATAACTAATGGTGCAGGTTCTATAACGATAGCTGCTTCTGATGCAAGTACATCAGCAAAAGGTGTTGCTAGTTTTTCTTCTGACAATTTTTCAGTATCATCTGGTGCAGTAACAATAAAAACTGGTGGTGTAGATAATGATGAATTAGCAGGTTCAATAGCTAATGCTAAGTTAGCTAACAGTACAGTATCTTATGGTGGAATATCCTTAGCACTTGGTGCTTCTGATTCAACTCCAGCATTTGATTTAGCAGATGCAACTAATTACCCAACATCATCTTTGAGTGGAACAATAACCAATGCTCAACTCGCAGGTTCTATCGCTAATGCAAAACTTTCAAACTCATCTATAACAGTTTCAGATGGCTCTAGTTCTACAGCCACTTCTCTAGGTGGAACAATCACATTTTCAGGAACATCTAATGAAGTAGATGTTGGTGAAAGTAGTGGAACAATAACAGTAGGATTACCTTCTACAATAACTGTAAATGTTACAGGTAATGTTTCTGGTAGTTCTGGTTCTACAACAGGTAATGCAGCAACTGCAACAGCTTTAGCAACAGCAAGAAACATTGGTGGTGTATCTTTTGATGGAACAGGTAATATTGATTTGCCTGGTGTTAATTCAGCAGGAAACCAAAATACATCAGGAACAGCAGCAGATTTATCTGCAACTTTAGATGAAACTAAAGGTGGAACTGGACTAACCAGTTACGCAGCAGGAGATATTCTTTATGCTAGTGCTAGTAACACATTAGCTAAACTAGCTAAAGGTTCGGCAACAAATGTATTAACAATGAACTCTGGTGCAACAGCTCCAGAATGGGCTGCTTCTGGTGCAGGTGGTAAAATATTACAAGTAGTAACAACAGGTGCATTAACAGGAAACTCAACAACAGGTTATCAATTAGAAGCAACAGCAGCTTCTTATTCTGATGTTCCAGGATTTACTGTTGATATAACACCAGCAGCAACTTCAAGCAAAGTTTTAGCTATTGCTTCTATACAGACTTGGGGAACAGATAGTTCAGGAAGAATAAAGATTGTTCAAGATGCAAGTGGTAGCTTTGCAGATGCTCTTATTTCTCCATCTTTAAGTGATGCTTCAGTTGGTGGTATGCAACATAGTTTAGTCGTAGTAATTAGTCCTAGCACAACCTCAGAATTTACAGTTAAACTTCAAGGGTACTCTAATCAAAGTGGTGGTGGTAGTAATAGGTTTAGGATTAATTGGTATGAAAGTCAAGGTACTCTAACACTTATTGAGATAGGAGCATAATGAAATACAAGCCAGAATTAAGTGATGCAATAATAGCCTTAGTAGGAGATTGTGATTTTGCAACAAATGGGAAAGAAATTCTTTTTTGGAAAGAGGGAAATCCAACTCAACCTTCTGCTGAAGATTTAGCCACAAAACTTACAGAATTAACAACAGCTTGGGAAGCCTACCAAGAACCAAGGAAAAAAGAATACCCCTCAATAGCAGACCAGCTTGATGACCTCTACCACAATGGATTAGATGGTTGGAAAGCTACTATCAAAGCAACAAAGGACAAGTATCCTAAACCTTAATTATGGATTACTTTATAGGATTTCTCGCAGGGTTTTATTGGTATAAGTTTGTTAAGTACCTAAGAAGGATCTCTGACAACTTTGCAATCCAAGAACACGAATGGGATTGGTTCTATTCTGATGACAACAAATGACACTAAAAGAAATTATCCTATGGCAAATGGATTTACAAATAAGGAAATTCTCTATCTTATCAAGAAAGATGTGGAGAACCTTCACGAGAGGATTGACTTCTTACACGAAAAGATTAACAAAGCACCTTCAAGACAGGAGATTATAGGCTGGTTCGTAGCACTTTCTTCTAGTGCTGCACTCTTAAATACTTTAATGTAATTTATAATATCCTTATGCAGTTAAATCTATCAAATAGGAGAGTGTAAATGTGTAATTGTGGTGGCGATTGCGTTTGTGGTGGCAGATGAGCTTTATGAAGAACACAAAAGAGTATGATGATATATTCATACTGCCTGAAGGTGTGCTAGAGAACTTACCAAGTGTAGCATTTGAGGATCAATCCAAAGACTTTGAAGATGATGATTGTGGAGATAGCTGTAAATTATAACTAAGGGGTAATGTGTTACATAAATTCAATACACTTGCCAGACTTGTTATTGTTGGGCTTTTAATATTCCCTGTACCTGTATATGCAGATAGTCATATAACAACAGAAACAGAAACCTTTGATGGAGAGAATGGTGCATTAGTTACAGACTTAACAGTTCCTAGTGGTAGTCTTGCTGTTGATAGTGATGATGTATCTACTAGAAATGACCAGAACTGTTGTGGTGTAAGTGGGCAGTACTTCTTTAGCTTGAAAGATAATTATGTGGGTAATTCACAAGCTACCTCTTATACCTTTACATTACCTGATGACCACGATATTACTGAAATAGGTTTTAGAATGGCAGGTGTTAATTATGCTTATACTATTAAATATAATTACTCTGATGATACTGATGAAACAATAAACAAAAATGCACAGGGTAATACTTCATACGAGGATCTAACTAAAGCTGTAACAGGTAAATATATAGTTAGCTTTGTTGTTACTGTATCTGATTGGGTAGGTATTGATACGATCTACTGGAAGTATGATTCAACTCCACCTACTACAACAACTACAACTACTCTTAGTCCATTAGATATAGAGAGAAACAATAACTTTGCTGAAACAGGTGTACTTGAAACTAATGATGAAAGAGTAGAGAGAGAATATCAAGATGCTCAAGATTGGGAGAGAGATAAGAACCAATCTGAAACAGGCTATTGGGAGTTAGATTCTGAACGCAGAGATAGAGAAGCAAGAGAAGCAGCAGAAGCTGAAGCTGCTCGTATTGCTGAAGAAGAACGAATAGCTGCTGAACTTGAAGCAGAGAGATTACGACTAGAGGAAGAAGCTAGGCTTAAAGCTGAAGAAGAAGCTAGGTTAGAAGCTGAACGCATACAGAAAGAAAAAGAAGATGCTATTAAGGCAGAGTTACAAGCTAACTTGCAATCAGATGTTGAATTAGATGAAGAAGAACTTGAAGAATTTATTGAGGTTATGCAGGAAATAGAAGAAAATATTGAGGAACTTGAGGAGTTAGCAGAACAAGTTGAGGAAGAAGTTATAGAAATAAAAGAGGTTGATGCTGAAGAAATTATAGTTGCTTTAACCCCTACTACAACCACCACAACAACTACAACTACAACACTACCACCACCTACTGAAGCTATTGATGAGCTGACAGAGGAAGAAAAGGAAGCTGTCCAGGAAGTTGTTGATACTATAGAGGAATTAGATACTTTAACTGAAGAAGAACAAGAAGTAGTAGCTGAAGTATTAGGTGTGGAAACAGAGGAGCTAGAGATTGTTGCTGAACTTATAGAGGAAGAACCTGCTGTTGCACAAGCAGTTGAGGAGTTTGTAGAGAGAGCAGCAGAAGATGATAGTGATGACTATACCTTAGCAGATGCAGTAGTAGAAGTTCAGTTAGAAGAATTTATAGCAGATCCAATCGGTGCTATTATTGATATAGAGATAGAACCAATAGAACTTAGAGAAGTTATAGAGTTAGGTAATGATATGACAACTGATCAGAAAGAGAAGGCACAAGAAGTTGTTGTGCCTGTAATATTAGTATCCCAGATCATAGCAACAAGCTCAATAATTCCTATTAGAAGGATAAGATGATAAAGAAGTTTATAAATCTAATATTTAATATATTGGCTCTCCCTTATCACATAGTAGTTAATATACCAAGAGCAGTTAAAGCATTTGCTAGGTGGTTTATAGAAGCAATAAAAGAAACAATCGCACAAACATTCACACTTTTGGGCTTCTTTATCGCTTGGCTTACCTTAACTGGTACTGCTAAAGATATAGTGGGGATAGCTATATTAGGTTCAATAACCCTATGGCTTATCACATTAGGTTTAAGAAAAGACAAGTAACAATGAAATATTATTACGAAGTTGAAGTATTAAGAGTAGTTGATGGAGATACAGTAGATGTTCGTATTGATTTAGGCTTTAATGTATGGCACAAGTGTCGTGTTCGTATGGTTGGTATCAATGCACCTGAATCTAGGACAAAGGATCTGGAAGAAAAAGAAAAAGGTTTAGCTGCTAAAGAGTGGTTGAAAGAAAGACTAGATGGTACTTCAGTTGAATTACAATCTCAAGGAACTGGTAAGTATGGCAGAGTTCTTGGAGAGTTTTATATAGATGAAACAAATATTAATCAAGAGATGGTAGAAGTCGGACACGCAGTAGCTTATGATGGTGGTAAAAGATAGCTAATGTCAATGACTAAGATTGAAATAAGTACAATGAAGTGGAGATGGACAGCATTAATAGTTTATCTCGTAATTTGTATCTACGACTTTATGGTAGTACCAATTTATTATGGTATAGCAAGAATGGGATTAGACCTTGCTGATTATATGTCACACTTACAAGAAATAGAAGACCCATTAGTACAAATGGAATATCTAAAGAAACTTGTATCTCAACACGAACCTTTCACATTAAAGGGTGGTGGATTGTTTCATTTAGCATTCGGAGCAATACTTACAGGTAGTGCATTAGGAGCAGGTAAATAATGGCAGTAAAAGATGAGTAGAAGAAGATAAAAGATAGATGGATAAGTATTTACAGAAATCTACTGGTCGGATAGTGTTTTGTTTTATTGTTTCTTTGTTATACTTTATTAGGTTATAGTGATTAAAACATTTACCTTAGTACTGTTAGGTTTATAATGATAGAAATTCATACACAGTATTGTGAGGTATGTTTGCAACCACATTGGTTAGAGCATAGTTTGATCTGTGCTAATTGTTTAGAGAAAGAAGAAGAATGAAACTAGAAGTATTAAGAATAAGTAGTCAAGAAGATAGTACATCAGGAATATTGTTTGATGTATCCAATAGTAAGAGAAAGTTCCTTTGCTATACATTAGAAGATGAGCAGAGAGATACTAAAGTGATGCACGAAACAAGGATTCCAGCAGGTACATATAAGTTAGAACTTCGTACTGAAGGTGGTTTTCACAACAAGTATGATAAGAAGTACGGCTTCCACGAGGGAATGATCTGGGTTAAAGATGTACCAGGATTTGAATATATCCTGTGGCATACAGGTAATACAGATGAACATACATCTGGCTGTCTTATTGTTGGACAATCACAAGAGAGTAACCTTGTTAAGAGAGATGGGTTTATAGGTTCTTCGGTTAATGCTTATAAATTTATCTATCCTTATGTGGTTTCAGCTATAAAAACTGGGGGTGCTGAAGTAACATATGTAGATTTTGATGGCGAAATAAAAAAACCTAGTAAAATTAACAAGAGTAAGAGAATTGACAGAGGTTGGGGATCTTACTCAAGATTTAAATAATGTTTGAAAAGTATAAAAGAAGCAGAAACTCTGATGGTTCGTTTAAAGCAGATATTAAATGGACACCTTGGAATGATGCGTGGGAGTATAAGATGAGTGATGATCTCAAGGATATGATTGAAAGAACTGCGTGGACATTTATTGAAGCATTTATAGGTGCTTTAACAGTTGCTCCATTAGTAGGTGTAGATGCTGGAACTTTACAGTTAGCTGCACTTGCAGGTGGTGGTGCTGCACTAGCAGTTGTCAAGACATATGCTAAAAAACAAATAACTAAGTAACATAAACTGTCATATTATGCGACTATACTGTTGTTAAACAGGAAGGCTGCAAATGACAGATGAAACAAAAGACTTAGGTAATAACTATTATAAGTCAGGTTGGCAACCATCAGTTGAGTTTGATGAACAAGCTGGTGTTGGCGAGATAACTTATGTAGGAACAGATCCAGATTACAAGAATAAGTATGACCAGATCTTAAAAGAGTGGGGTTTCAACCCCAAATACTACGAAATAGAAGGCAAAGTTAAGGCTAGTTCTTGGAACGCACAGTTAAAAGGTGGGGAAGTAACCACCTTTTATGCGTTTAAGGGGGTAGTTAGAGCCAAGAATCCAGCAAGAGATAAGTTCTTTGCTAAGTTAGAGAAAGAAATAGGTAAGAAACCTGTACTAAAACAGAAAAAGTATGGGGGAGATACAGCCTTTCTCTTTATGATGAGTGATTGGCAGCTAGGGAAGTCTGATCTAGGCGTTCAGAATACTGTTAATCGCTATGAGGAAGCTCTTATAGAGGGTGTGAATAGAATCAAGGCACTCCGTAAGGGTGGAACTAATGTAAAAGAAATATACATACTTGGTATGGGGGATTTAACAGAGAACTGTTTTGGTTTCTACGATTCACAAGCATTTAATATAGAACTTTCTCTCACTCAACAGTTTCATTTAGCTAGAAAGCTAGTAATGAAAACAGTTGATAACTTTCTACCACACGCAGACAAGATTATCTTAGGTGGAGTACCAGGAAATCACGGAGAGTTCCGTTCAGGTAAGGCAAGTGTTACCACTAATAGGTTGGACAACGCTGATACTATGCACCTTGAGATTTGTGGAGAGATTATGGATAAGAACCCACGATATAAGAAAGTTAATGTGCAGGTTGCAGATGGTTTCCACCAAGTCTTTGATATATTTGGTAAGAAGGTAGCTATAACACACGGACATATGACAACAGGTGGATCTGGTCCTGAAGGTAAGATACTTAAATGGTGGCAAGGACAAATGTTTGGTTGGTTGCCTAGTGGAGAAGCAGAGATACTAATTACAGGACACTACCACCACCCACGACTAATGCAGCAGGGTAAGAGAACTTGGATTCAATGTCCTAGTATTGATGCAAGTGATGACTTTACTGCAAGGACAGGACTATGGAATGAACCTGGTGTACTTAGTTTAACTGTTGATAAGAATGGTTGG